TTAACAATTTCTTTTTTCTTTTTATCTAATTTCATTTTAATCCTAACTGTTTTATTTTTTGTTGTACTTCATGCCTGGTTAATGCTATTTCAAAATGCATTTCATCTTTACGCTTTTTGTAATTGCCGCCCCAATTCAACCCATATTTAGTTATTAGTAGGTTAATTGTATTACGCTGATCCTTATTGAATGTATTTGACTTGCCCAAAGGATGCTTAATTGCATTTAAGTCTATGGCCGTACCGGATGAATGATTGCTTAATACACGCTCTGATCCCCTGGTCATGCGGAAAGCATAACCCCAATCATCTAATTGGCCTTGATCAATGGGTTCAACTAATTCATGAAATTCTTTGGCAAAATTAACAAGCAATGGCGCAACGGCTTTACAACAAGCAAACTTTATTTTTGTTCCTGGCACATTAAAAGATTCAATGCCTAATGCCTTGCGATCTTCACTAGCCGGCCAACCGTTAGGGCTAGTGAGTTCTCTAATAATTGCCATCCATTACACACTTTCCTAACATTATGTTTAAAACTAATCCCATAATCTAGGTTTGACATAAGGTAAGCCTTCAATTAACCCATCATTATATTCATCATCTACCCAGGCAGAATAAGTGCCATCTTCAACCAAATATGCTTCGGTGTAAGCGGTAGTAATTCCGTCTGATAATGGGATGCCTAATTGTTCTTTAATTTGTGTATGCCACAACTCAAACGCTTCTAGTGTTTCAAATTTAGCCCACATTATAGACCCCATTTTGTTGCTAGATAATCTTCATTGGCAGTTATATCTGTGCCTGATAAAACTGTGTCATAAACAATAAACTCACAAATATCAATTCCAGTAGGTGCGCCACCCATACCACCAGAATAACCTGGGTATGTAGTAGCAGAAAAACCACCACCAATAGCAGTTGTGCTTAGGCTGGACTTGTCCAATTTGGCTGCAAAATTTCTACTAGAATCAGTAGTCCAATTTAATTGATGTGCGCCCGCTGCTATATTTGAAGTATTGTAATAACCATTAATTGTTGAACCGCCTGTGGTTACACCAAGCCAAGTTGCCACTTCACCACTTACGCCGCCTGTTTGAGCGCCAAATCCAAAAACTTGTATTGGAAAAGTTGCACCACCTTGAATTAAATCCACGCTAGTACCGCTATTTAATTGTGCCGCATTTCTAAATACCATAAAAATTGTTCTATTTGATAAACTGTACTGTGTATAACTTAACGCATCATTTGTTGCATCAAATCTAACCACAGCCTTACCATTAACAACATTTGTTTGCCTAGTTGGTTGATTTGCTACAACCGCCTGAGTAGCGTTTCTAGCATTGCCACTTTTATCTGACCATTGCGAAATAACAACACCTGAACTATAAGTAAAAGTAGTTGCATCATCAGCATCAAGCCATTGGTAAGGTGTGCCAACGGGTGCTGGTGCACCCGCAACACCTTGTGCAAGTATCCCAAGAATTAAAGACATCAGGCAATTCCACCAACAATGTACCAAGAATCTGTGCTGACTTTAATTAAACTAGCCGCTTTGTATTGTCCAGTAATAGTTGGATTGGTAGAAGTTGCACCGGCTGAAGCAATTGTTACACCTGAACCTTGAATAATAGATACTGTACCGGCTGATCCAGTTTTAATAACATTTACAACTGATCCGGTAGTCATTGCAACTGTGTTAAAAGGTGGCACGGTAATTGTTGTTGTACCAGTGTTTGAATATGTAATAAGTTTGTTATCTGCATCAGTTACAACCAATGTGTCTGATGTGGCTGTTACTGCCCGAACGGTTAAATTGGCTATGCTGTTCATTTGAGCCGCCGTTAATACCTGACCAACTGAAAAAGTTGCCATCACACTCCCCTAATAAGCCAAAGAATCTTCATCTAAAATTCCATCAACGGTAGAGTCTAGCAAAAAACCCACGGCAAACGGTTGGGCGCAAGTAAAAGTGACTTGAAAAGATTTGGGTGTTATTTGATAAGTCAAACCGGCAATAACTGAATCTGTGACCACATTACCTGCCGGCAAGGTTTGAGTTACCTGAATTGGGCTAAACATGTCTAAATTCAATGCGGCAACAACCCGATCCGGATCATCCTCGCCAAAAGCATCAACTGTTAAAGAGTTTAATTGAATATTTACGCCTTGTTCCTTGCGTGAGGCAATAATCATCTGAGCCTGACTTAAAGCATCTGCATCAGTTTGCATAATGCCGCTTCTAACGCGGCTATGTTGAAAGTAATCATTAATGCTGGCTGTATCGCTGGCAGTTTGCGCAACACCGCCGGTTCTTGTAACGGTCACTTTGTTAATCATTTGATAATCAGAAATGTCAAACTCAACCGCCTGGTATGTCACATCACCTGATCCTGGGACATCACTAAATAAAGTTAATGCGCCACCTTCTGCAACTATGATGTCATTGCGGGATAAAAATGTTGCATATCCGCGTTCATCCATATAGAACGCGCCTAAGTCTGTACCTTCTACAACCTGACATGCTGACAATAATGATCTTGATGATCCATCATCTACCTGCACGGTAGTAGTTGCGGTAGTTGATATGTCACGCATACCGCCTGGCCATTCTCCGGCATCTAACAAACTTGAAATTCTTTGAGCAGTAGTTTGTCCGGCTGTGCCACCGCTAACCGAAGTAATGGTTGTCAGGTTTAATAATTGGAATCCATCTACACACGCCAAAGTTACATAGGCTGGATCAAACCCAGTAGGGCTTTGGTAATTCCATTCCTGTACATAAAAAGAACCTAGGTTATATGTAACGCCTAAATATTCTGCCGTAAAGCGAATCTTGCGCATTGGTTTAATTTTGCCATATAAACTTGATCCGGTATTGGCTGGATTAAATTCACCTGTTTCATCAACAAAAACTATACGCGCTGTGCCACCAGTAAAAGTATCTGATGATCTATTAAAGGCACGGCGTATGTAACATTGAGTAACAAAATTTGTAATATCAACTGTATCTGCGGCGGCAGTACCTAACACTGCAACATCAAGTGGGGTGGCAGGATCATCAAGCACCAAAGCGGGATCAAATGAAGCACCGCCCGAAAAATCAATTTCTGCCCGGAATGTTGCGGCTGGCATTATCTACCTAAGTTAGTTAATTGAGTTACCGCGCCTGCTCTGTTTAAATTATACAAAGCATCTTGAATTACAGATTGCAATTCACCTTCTGATATAACACTGCCTGCAACATTAATGTTTACGGTAGTACCAAAACCACTCATTTTGTCTAATGGAATAACTGCCTCAGCACCCGCCTCACCAATAAGTGCTTGCGTAGGTCTTGTAACAATGCCGCCTTCTGCCATAGGCACACGCCTGCCGCCTGTCAAAGGGTCTATGTCCGGGTTAGCCCTAAAATACGCATCTGCCTGGGCTTGTAACCTTGCACTAGCACCAGCCCCCGATCTAGCACCGGCAACACTGCTACCCCCGGCGATCAATTCTTCATATACATTTTTAAAAATTTGATCATATTTCTGTGGCTCAATAATAATTGGAGTTGGGGTTGTAGCGGCCTGAGTTGTTATTTCAGGTACTTTAACTTGCTTTAATAAAGCCAACATTTTTCTAATTTCTTCATTGGCAGAAAACAATTTGAGAATATACATCTCAACGCCTAAAGTGGTCATACCCCATTTTTTAGCCAATTCATCTATTTCGCCTGATGTAATTTTTCCATCTTCAATTACCTTTAATACATCAGCGTATCTTTGTGCCTCATTAACTGCGGCTTCTGTACCCTCTGCAAGTTTTTGCAATATCTTTACACGCGCTTCATCTTCGGCAGATAACTTACGGCTTAAAGCAACCTGTAAATTGATTGCATCAAGATCAAACATTTTTGCAAGTTCGGCTTTTTTCTTATCTAAAGCCTGTTGTGCAGTTTTTTCTTTGGTCATTTGTTTTTCTCTTGCCAAAATATCTTTTTGTATTTTAGCCAAAACTTGTTCAGTAGTAAGTTCTTTTTTGCCATAAAGTCTTTGTTTTTCTAATGCATCAATAGTTAATTGAGATAAGCCTAAATAACCTTTTTCTTGCAGTATGCGTTCTTCTCTTATCCTTAAACCTTCTTTTTCAAGTCTTTGAAAAGTTTGAAAATCTCCAGTAAGCACATCTAAATTTAAATTTGCAAGGTCTAAATAACCAAGAAAACCACCCTTACTAAAAGATGATCCTAAACCCACTAATAAATCACTTGACTTTTGAGCCGCAACTTCCAATTTGGCTGAGAAAATATCTAAGTTAGATGATCCGGTTGTAATAAGACCAGCGGCAACTAAAAAACCTTGTCCTAAAGTTTCAGTGGCTTCACCTGCACTAATTTTAAATCTATCTAATTGACCTGCAAAAGTTTTAGTTTGTGCTTCGGCTGATCCAGCGTACTTATCCAAGTTTTGCATCAACTTAATAAAGCCCATTGATTTGGCTTCGGTGGTTGTAAAGCCAATACCCAATTTAGCAATTGAATCATAATTACCTATTGCGGCTTTATTTATTGCGTTTAAAACAGTATCTAAATCCGCGCCTGTGCCGGCTGAGATATCTAAGGCTTTACTTAGTAGATATTGAGATGATGACAAATCACCAGTTTGCGCAATTAACTTTTGTAATGCAGGTACTAATGCATCTTCAGTAATATTAGTTGCTCGTTGTAAATCTGCTACAAAGTTTTTTACATCAGGTAAGGCAAACTCTTGTCCTATGCTCTTTAATGTAAGTTGTAATTGTTTATCTAATCTTTCCTGGGCTAAGGCGGCTTGAATTGAATTTTTAGTAAATATGGCTAAACCTGCCGCCGCCGCTATTCCACCGGCTTTTGCAAATGCTTTTAATCTGAATGAACCTGTTGCAACTACCTTATCAAAGCCTTTTAGTTCTTTGGTTGCACGCTCTAAGCCTTTTTTATCAAACTTGGTTAAGAAGTTAATTGCAACATATTGACTTAATGCCATGATTAACCCCTAAATTCTTTACCTAGATATTTTTTTAACACGCCGTATAGATTATCATTTACTTGCCCACCTAATTGTTGTGATGCTCTGTAAATCAATCTTTTTTCTTTGTAAGCACCGCTATTAGCAGTACCTTGCAATTTCCCAATAAATGATTCACTAGCATTTGGGTTACGGCTTATGCGCCTAGTTCTTGCGCGTGAGCGTGATGATCCAAAACCTGCCAACTCATATATTATACCTGGTACAGATTTATTTACTATGGCTAATG